AAGAAATCGCACGATGTAACAACATCCAGATGGCACGAAAGATTCAACTCAACTCTGCTTATGGTGCCATTGGTAATCAGTATTTTAGGTATTATAAACTTGCAAATGCTGAGGCAATTACTCTCTCAGGTCAAGTTTCGATTCGTTGGATTGAGAACAAGATGAACGGATTTCTAAATAAGATTTTACAAACTGAGAAAGTCGATTATGTCATCGCATCTGACACTGACTCAATTTATCTTAATATGGGACCTCTTGTTGATAAATTTCTTAGTAGTAAGTCTGACGATAAAACAAAGGTTGTTCAGTTACTTGATAAGATTTGTCAAGACAAGTTGGAACCGTTCATCGAACAATCTTATACGGAACTTGCGGACTACGTTCAGGCATATGAACAGAAAATGATTATGAAACGTGAGAACATTGCGGAACGTGGTATTTGGACTGCGAAGAAACGTTATATTCTCAACGTATGGAATAGTGAGGGAGTTCAATATACTGAACCTAAACTCAAGATGATGGGTATTGAGGCAGTCAAATCTTCAACTCCGGCACCTTGCCGACAGATGATTAAGGATGGTCTGAAGTTGATGATGAATGCAACTGAAGACGATGTGATTGATTTTATTGATCAATGTCGTAAGGACTTTAAGAAACTTCCACCAGAAGAAATTGCATTTCCACGATCAGTATCTGATATTCGTAAGTATCATTCTTCTTCAGACATTTATGGTAAGGGAACTCCTATTCATGCTCGTGGAGCACTTCTTTATAATCACTACATTAAACAAAAGAAACTTGATAGTAAGTATTCTTTGATTAATAATGGTGAAAAGATTAAGTTTCTTTATCTGAAGAAACCAAATATCATTCAAGAGAATGTGATTTCATTTATTCAAGACTTTCCTACAGAACTCGGTCTTGACAAGTACATTGATTATGAATTACAATTTGAAAAGAGTTTTGTAGAACCACTTAAATCTGTACTTGATGCGATTGGGTGGAATGTAGAAAAAACTGTAAACCTTGAACTATTTTTCGGATAATGGACTTTTTAACAGATATTGTAAAAGAGATTGGAGATGACTTCACAAAACTCGCAGCAGACATTGACGAAGCAGAAACTTATGTGGACACGGGTTCTTACATTTTTAACGGACTCGTTTCAGGTAGTTTATTTGGTGGTGTATCTGGGAATAAGATTACTGCCATTGCTGGGGAGTCTAGCACTGGAAAAACTTTTTTTAGCCTCGCAGTGGTTAAGAATTTTCTGGACTCTAATCCTGATGGATATTGCCTGTATTTTGATACTGAGGCAGCTGTCAATAAGTCACTCTTAGAAAGTCGTGGAGTTGATCTGAATCGCACGGTTGTTGTGAATGTTGTGACTGTTGAGGAGTTCCGCAGCAAGGCACTCAAGGCAGTGGATCTTTATATGAAAAAGGCAGCAGATGAACGCAAACCCTGTATGTTTGTGTTAGACTCTTTAGGAATGCTATCTACAGAGAAGGAGATTACCGACGCACTCAACGACAAGCAAGTTCGTGATATGACAAAATCACAACTGATCAAAGGTGCGTTCAGGATGTTGACACTCAAGTTGGGGCAGGCTAATATACCAATGATCGTTACCAATCACACTTATGATGTCATCGGTGCTTATGTTCCTACTAAAGAGATGGGTGGTGGTTCTGGTCTTAAGTATGCTGCCAGTACCATCATTCATCTCAGCAAGAAGAAAGAGAAAGATGGAACAGAAATTGTCGGAAATCTTATTAAGGCAAAGACTGCTAAGTCACGTTTGAGTAAGGAGAACAAAGATGTCACTATTCGTTTATTTTACGATAGTCGTGGTCTTGATCGGTATTATGGATTACTTGAGTTGGGGGAAATTGGTGGACTTTGGAAGAATGTTGCGGGTCGGTATGAGATGACCGTTGATGGTGAGACTAAAAAAGTTTATGCCAAAGCAATTCTAAAAGAACCTGAAACTTATTTTACTCCAGATGTAATGGAGAAACTGGACCAAATTGCAAAGACTGAATTCTCATATGGAACGAATTGAACAAACTATTCTTAGAAACCTTGTATTTAATGAAGATTATGCACGAAAAGTTATTCCATTCATCCAACCCACATATTTTGAGCAACGCACTGAAAAAATAATCTTTCAAGAGATTGTTCATTTCATCGTCAAGTATGGATCTTCAATTACGATTGAGGCACTAAATATTGAGGTTGAGAATAGGACAGATCTAAACGAGAGTGAAATTAAGGAATCAAGGGAAATTTGTAATTCACTTAATGACTCTCCAGTAGATCATCAATGGTTGTTAGATTCCACTGAAAAGTGGTGTCGTGACCGTGCGATTTATCTTGCTCTGATGGAATCTATCAGTATTGCTGATGGGCAGGATGATAAACAGAATCGGGATGCAATTCCAAGCATTCTTTCTGATGCACTGGCAGTTTCATTTGATAATAATATTGGACACGATTACTTCGAAAACTTTAAAGAAAGATATGACTTCTATCACACGAAGGAGGATAAGACTCCATTCGATCTCGAATACTTTAACAAAATCACGAAAGGTGGTTTACCTAACAAGACTCTTAACATCGCGCTTGCTGGTACAGGTGTCGGCAAGTCTCTATTCATGTGCCATGTTGCTAGCTCCGTGTTGCTCCAAGGACGGAACGTTCTCTATATTACAATGGAGATGGCAGAAGAGAAAATTGCTGAACGAATTGACGCCAACCTTCTCAACGTCCCAATCCAAGATCTGACGGATCTTCCTAAGTCAACTTTTGAAAACAAAGTAACTAAGTTAGCAGCAAAAACTCAGGGCAAACTTATAATTAAAGAATACCCGACAGCATCGGCACATAGTGGACATTTTAAAGCACTTCTTAATGAACTTGCACTTAAGAAGTCATTTAGACCTGATATTATTTTCATTGATTACCTTAATATATGTGCTTCCTCCAGGTATAAGCAAGGTGGGTCTATCAATTCATATAGCTATATCAAGTCTATTGCAGAAGAACTTAGAGGACTGGCTGTTGAAGCAAACGTACCTATCGTTTCTGCCACGCAGACCACTCGTTCTGGTTTTGCTAGCTCTGATGTTGACCTTACTGACACTTCTGAGTCCTTTGGCCTCCCTGCTACTGCTGATCTTATGTTTGCCCTTATTTCTACAGATGAGCTTGAGGGGATTGGACAAATTATGGTGAAGCAGTTGAAGAATAGATACAATGATCCAACAGTAAACAAAAGATTTATTGTTGGTATCGATCGTGCCAAGATGCGTCTTTATGATTGTGAGCAGACTGCACAAGACAATATACTTGACTCTGGACAAGAAGAGGAGTATAATTACGAAGATAAACCTAAGAAGTCATTTGACGGATTCAAGTTTTGATTTACTATACAGTATATGATAGTAAAGGAAATAAGATTGCTGATTGTGGAAACGAAAAAGATGCCAAATGGTTAGCAGAGTGTCGTAAAGGCACTTTCAAATCTAATCGTTTGGAGTGGAAAGAAACAGTCACTATTGAACCTTTAGATCCTCTAAAGATTCCTTCTATCAAAATTGAGGGTCAAGAAATCCCTCTACAGCAAAAATTACCAGACACACAACAACAACCTTTGGACTTATGAGTAAAATTGATTTTGAACGTTATCAAAAATTTGTGGATGCTGTTACTAGCGACGCCTCTACTGATTTTGTTGCCCTTAGTGATCGTCTTGTCGAACTTGACGAAAAGGGTGCCAATATTGAACGACTTCTTACTGCTGGCGTTGGAATCAATGCTGAGGGTGGTGAGTTTCTTGAAATCATCAAGAAGATGGTTTTTCAGGGAAAACCTTGGGACGACCATAACCGTGAGCATCTTATTATTGAACTCGGTGATCTTATGTGGTATGCTGCTCAAGCCTGCATGGCACTCGGTGTTTCATTCGATGATGTGATTGCACGTAATGTCAAGAAACTAGAAGCACGATATCCTGGTGGTGCATTTGATGTATACTATTCTGAGAATCGTGCGGAGGGAGACCTGTGACCTGTGATTAAAAAGTATTATCTCAAAGACCTCGATGTTTCACAACTTCCACTTCCTGTAAGAGAACAAATTAACAGAGGATGGGGGGCAGATTGTGCTCCAGTTGAAATGGTTGGTTATTTAGAGAACCGTATAGAACCATTTCAACATAGTAACGGTTACAAACCGGGAGAGTATTTTACAATGTGGATTTTATCTGCTGATCACAAAATTTTTTCTAATGAATCATCTAATCGTTACTGGTTTTGTGTGGTCAAAACACCATGGGTATCACCACGCATCGACAAATATCTTGAAAACATTCTAATTACTAAGGAGGGAGACCTGTGAGTGAAGAAAAGAAAGTAACATTAGAACTGTCTGTATATCAGGCAGCAGCAATTCGTCAATCACTTTTTGCTGACACTAAACTATATACATATGGTGATGCGTGTCCCGAACGAGTTTATCAGATTCGTGAAGCAATCGTTCAGATTGATAATCGACTTGGAGAAATTCTTAAAGAGGAGTAATGTATACAATCATTAACTACTTGACAGCATTTTGGTCAGTGGTTATAATGAATTGTATTCAACCCGTTAACTGGCAGTATTGTTATCGGGTTGACCAGTGGTTAATTCCAGATATTCAAGAAGGATGGAAATACTATACTGGTGAAGTAGTTCCTTATCAAAAAGAGAGGGACTATCTCAAGGGGTTATAGCTCAATTGGTAGAGCACCTGCTTTGCAAGCAGGGGGTTAGGGGTTCGAGTCCCCTTAACTCCATTCTAAATAGATTATACATGTATAAGTAAGATAGAGATGAAATCTTTCGTAGATTTTATATTTGAGTGTTATTTTAATAAGTTTTCATTTTCTTTATTTGAGGGAAAATATAGTGATGAACACGCATTCAGAAAAGTGTGGAACCATTTTATTACTCATAGGAAATATGGTAAAGATGTAAGAGATCTTATCAATGCTGGAAAATATGGTGAAGCTAGAGAAGCAATGGAAAAAGAAATTGCTGCTTCTAAAAACGATCCGAAACATCCATTAAGTTTTGAGAAAGCAAAAAGGGGATTTGAAAAGGGGAAAGATAATAATGCAAGTCAAAGTCAATCAACATATTATGATGAATTGAAATTAGCACCAGATAGTGTAGTAGCATACACTAAAGGTAGAAGAGGAAAGTCTGCTGCTAATAGATCAACTGCTTATGCTAAAGTAGAAGGTGGGGCAACTCCACCAACTACAAGAATGTGGAAAGATGTGGTTGGAAAAGAAGCAGATACTTCAAAAAGAGATATTTCTATTGCAGATACAAAAGATAAAAAATTTGGACAAGGAATTAGTTTAAAACAAGGAGAAGGGTCTCAAACTTTATCTGCAGAACCAGAAGAAGTCAGAGGATTATTCCAAGCTGCTGCTAAAAAATATATTCAAAAACTGAAAAAAGATGGTGCCTCAAAGGAGGAAATTAAAAAATTTGAAGCGAATGTAGAATCTAATATATCAAAATATATTAGAGCACAAAGTTTAAAAATTAGTCCAACAGAAAATAAAACAAAAAGTGATAAGAGATTGTCAATTGCCCAGTCTGCAGTTGATTCTCTTGTAAAAAATTATCCAGGATTTGATAGATTAGTTGATAAAGAAGCTGCGGGTGGTGAACAAAAATTTGGAAAAAAAGTTTCTGCTCAGTTGGATTCGGAAGGTCAAGACTTCAAAGATGCTTTGACTGCATTGAGAATTAAAACTGGAAAAATTAAAAAATCGGATTTATCAAAGGATGAACGAGCACGAGTAAGTAAAATTCAATCAAAATATAAAACTTATCAACAACTTTCTGACTACCTTAAGTCATCCCCATCTGGAGAAGCAAGAGAAGTTGTTAGGGGAACTTATGTAGATCCAAAAACAGGAGAAGTTGTTAGTAGAGCAAAAGCAGAACCAGTATCTCAAAGGGGAGAACTGGACCAAGAACTTGCTGCTAGATCTGGAAAGGGTAAAAGTAGTAAAAGGGAAGATGGATATCGTGCATCTGAAATGAGACGTAGAGGAGAAAAACCAGAAAGAATACAAAGATCTGGTGCTTTAGCTGGAAGAGTCGGAGCAGCAAAACCTGATGCAGATAGAACAGATAATCAGGCAAAACCACAACAAGGACCAATTACAGGAGCACAATCTGAACGAAGAGCAAAACTTGCTGCAGCAGAAGCAGATCCTGATATTCAAAATAGAAGGAAGGAATTGAGGAATGCTGCTGCCGCACAAAAACAAGCACAAAAAGCACTCTCTGATGCTGAGAGAGAACAGGCAGATGCGAGAGTTGTGACTAATAATGGAAAGAGAGTAAGAAGACAGCACGTTGCTAATTTCTTACAGAACAATCCTGATGTGGCACAACAACATGCTGCCAGACAAGCAGCTGCAGCACAAGCAGTTGATAATGCTCAAAAATCTGTTGCTGATATTCAAGCAAGAGCAGCACAAGCAAGAGAAAAAACTAAACCTCAACCAGCACCACAACAGCAACCAGAACCCACTAAACCAGAAGCACCACAACCACAAGTAAAGCAAGAACCAGTACCGG